CTCGTCTGCTGTCGAAGGAGAACATTTCTGTTCAACACGGCAAGTTTCAGACCGCCTTCTTTGATGTGAAAAACCGCGTGCTTGGTCTGCCAGTCTGGAAAGACAAAGGCAAAGATGTGTACGATCTTCTTGTGGGTCACGAGGTCGGTCACGCCCTCTACACTCCCCGTGATGCTTTGGACGGCAAACTTCCCTGCCGCAAGGACTACCTCAATATCGTTGAGGACGTGCGCATTGAGAAAATGATTCGTGCGACCTATCCCGGTCTCGTTGGTTCTTTCCGTCGTGGTTACGACGTGTTGAATGCCGAAGATTTCTTTGGCATCAAAGGCAAAGACGTTCAGACTCTTACCGTTGGCGACCGTGTTAACCTCAAAGCTAAATTGGCTTCTGCCATCAATATTGCTTTTTCTTCCGATGAGCAGGTTGTGATGGATCAGGTAATGGCTGTTCAGACCTGGGACGATGTTGTGGCTGCTGCCATTGCGCTTCAGAAATTGGCTCAGGAACAAGCCGAGCAAAATCCTAAACCCGAAAGCGAAACCCCCACTAAAAAAACGAATGCGCCCGGCGATCAAGAATCCGACCCCACGGGTCAAGGCGAGCCCATGGAAGGTCAACCTGGTGAAAACCAAACCGATGATTCCGATGCCAAAGCCATTGACAACCAATCCGCTCCTTCTGAGGAGACTAAAGGTGATGAACAAAAAGCGGCCGCCTCTCCCGAATCGGAATTTGACCCAAACCACCACGGCAATGCGCCGGAAATCACTACCGACTCCAACTTTGAAAAACAAGCCAAAACACTTGTCGACGATAGCAAAGAAGTTCGTTTAACTTCCTATGCTGTAATACCGTCTAAATCTGATATTGACGCCATGGTGGTCTCAAATGAGATGATTACAGACGGCCGAAATAAAGCGTGGGAAAATCATACTGCTCTGTACGGTAAGATGCGGCCAACTTATTCCACCGAATACAAAGAATTCATTGCCGGCACCAAGAAATTTGTAAGTGTTCTCAGTAAGGAATTTGAAATGCGCAAAGCCGCATACCAATACAGCCGTGCAACCGTATCGCAGACGGGTATTCTAAACGTCAATAAGTTACACGGTTATAGAGTCACCGACGATATTTTTCTCAGTGTAACGCAATTGGCCAATGCAAAAAGCCATGGTATGATGATGTTCATCGACTATTCTCATTCGATGAACAGTGTCCTCAAATTCGTCCTGAAACACGTGATTAATCTCAGCATGTTCTGTAAAGCCACTGGTATTCCTTTTCAAGTGTATGGCTTCACCAGCGATAACAATTCGCGCCCTTATGTGAGTCCTTACGACAACAACCTTGGCCGTAAGGACGGAGAGATTCTGATCGACAATGTTGTGATTCTCGACCTTATTAATTCTTCAATGTCTAAATCACAATACCAAATAGCTTTAAAAGGTATTTTTGAACAAACTCAAAATGATTATTTGCCGGTCGTATCAAAATATGAATCCCTTGGAAATACACCTTTGAATGAGACTATCATTGCTGCTCATTTTCTGGTTAATAAATTCAAACTGAAACATAAAGTTCAAAAAATGACCACAATGTTCCTTACCGATGGAGAGGGGCAACATATGCGTACTTTCCACAATAAGGACTATGCAGAGAACCGTTCATCTGATCGGACCGAATGTTATTTAGACTTTAGTCTGAATGGCCGACGCGTTAAAACTGACCGTGCAAATGTTACCGACGAACTCATCAAAAACCTTGGTATTACCACTGGTACTAAAACAATTGGTTTCTACATTCCTTCCAGTTCTACAAACGCTCAATGCGAGGTGGTTAATGCGCTTCAAAGCCGCCCAAAAAAGACGGACTGGAGTGCCGCTTCGGCTCTGTGGCAGACGAAACTGTCGAAGGAATACAAGAAAAACAAATCGGTTGCCGTTGAGAATGGTTTCGGATACGATCAGTATTTTGTGGTTGCTTCTGGTCTTGAACTTGATACCGAGGAAGAAGACCTTACGATCACTTCCGATATGACCCGTGCCAAGATGGCAAAGGCTTTTTCCGAATTCTCTAAGTCAAAACAAGTGAACCGTGTGTTTGTTTCTAAGTTTGCCGAAACAATTTCCTAACAGTTATTGACTATCAATCAGTTATAACAATCTATTTGTTTTACTTTCATGCGGTTTAATGTATGATAGTACTATAACAATTAATTGACCTTCTATATTATGAAATCAGCATCAGTTACAATCCTTGCTTCCCTTAAGGAACTTCACCCCCACGTTACGGTTTTCCGCCGTAAAGTCATTGATACCGTGGCTGCAACCCATGGATTCATTGAGAAGGAATACAACGACCTCTTCGCAGATGCCTACCGCGTCCACAAAGGTACATACGACTATGCCAGTCTCCTTCGTACTAAAACGGCGGCTACGGCTACCAAAGTGGTTCCTATGACTTTGGCTCCTACCGCGATGAAACTGGCAACCTCGGTGAATTCCGTTGTGAATACCGATACCTACATTCCGCAAACGGATCCGACATACATTCGTTGGGGTGAATTCTCTGATATTTCTTCCGTAATCAAATCACGGTCGTTCTATCCCATCTTTATTGCTGGTCTGTCGGGCAACGGTAAGACAATGATGGTCGAACAAGCTTGTGCTCAAGCCGACCGCGAATACATTCGTGTTCAGATTTCCCCAGAAACCGACGAAGACGATCTTATCGGTGGCTTCCGTCTCCTCAACGGTGAGACAGTGTTTGCCAAAGGTCCCGTGGTGAAAGCCATGGAACGCGGTGCAATTTTGCTTCTTGACGAGATTGACCGTTCGAGCAATAAAATCATGTGTCTTCAGGGTATTCTCGAAGGTAAGCCCGTCATGATCAAGAAGACCGGCGAGGTCATTCGTCCGGCTGCTGGCTTCAATGTAATTGCCACCGCCAACACTAAGGGTAAAGGTTCCGAGGATGGTCGGTTTGTGGCTGCTACGGTTATCGATGAAGCTTTCCTGGAACGTTTTGTATGCACGATCGAACAAACGTATCCACCATTGTCTACCGAACGCAAAATTGTTGTGAAACACATGGAGAAATTCAATGCGGTTGACGAAGAGTTTGCTGATAGGCTTGTCACTTGGTCGGAAGTAATTCGCAAGACATTTGCGGATGGTGGCGTTGACGAAGTGATTTCCACTCGGCGCCTGTGCCATATTGCGCACACCTTCTCAATCTTCCGCGACCGTCTTAAGTCCATCAATATGTGTATTTCTCGGTTTGACGACGACACTAAGATTGCCTTCGCCGACCTTTACTCCAAAATTGATGCTTCGGTTGCTCCAGCTCCAGCTCCAGCAGATGCTCCCACGCCTGCTTCAGAACAAGCCGCTGAACCCCCGTTCTGAAAATAAATTCACTTTGTTGTTTACAAACACAAGCAACAGTATATGATTCTCTTATGGTTGAATTGGTCCCTTCAATCATAAGCAACTAAACAATAGGACCGAAACTGAAAGATAGATAATATGAATAGCAATACACCCACCCAGAAAGCTCGTCTGTTTAAACTTCTTGCCAAGGGCACAGAAGTTACCATTGCTGAGGCTTCAAAACGCCTCGACATTGCGAACCCATCTGCGGTCGTAGCTCAACTTCGTAACGATGGTTTCCCCATCTACACGAACCGTCGTAAGAATGCCCAAGGTCAAACGGTCTATAAGTACCGCCTCGACACGAAGGCTCTTGCCAGCGCCTAATAGGTGAACTACAAAGGCTGCAGGATTAAACACCCTGCAGCCCTTTTCCTTTTCCATGGAACAACAAAATGAGCAACAGTCTCCGACCGAAGGTCGCAAGTACGATACGGACAAACCAGAATACGGTTTGATCCCTCCGTTTGCACTTGAGGAGATGGCTCATGTTCTTACCATCGGAGCCAAGAAATATGCCCGTGAAAATTGGAGGTATGTACCAGACGCCGAACGTCGGTACTTTGATGCACTCCAACGTCACCTCTGGGCATGGAAACGTGGTGAGCGTTTCGATCCTGAAACGGGCCGACATCACCTAGGACACGCGGCTGCGTGTCTCTTTTTCCTCTATGAACATGATCAAGGACACGCAAAAACATCTTTTTAATTATGAAACTATCAGAAAATACAATTAACCTCCTCAAGAACTTTGCCGGAATCAATCCGAACATGGTGTTCAAGCCCGGTAGTTCTATTGCCACAATTGCGGAAGCCAAGAATATCATGGCATCTGCCACAATCACCGAGAGCTTCCCACAGGAATTTGGTATCTATGACCTCAATGAATTCCTTTCAACACTTGCTCTCGTAGAGAATCCAGAGCTGTCCTTCAGTGAAGATTCCATTACCATTAAGGACGGCAAGACCTCCATTCATTATTTCTATGCTTCCATGGACCTGCTCACGGCTCCATCCAAGCAAGTTACAATGCCGAATCCAGAAGTCACCTTCATCCTCTCGGAAGATGTCTTGAACAAAGTCAAGAGAGCCTCAGCGGTTCTTGGCCATGCCAACATTGAAATCAAGGGTGAAAATGGTAAGATTGTTGTGAATCTTACCGATGCAAAGAACGCTTCGGCAAATAAATACTCCATCGTGGTTGATGAGAACAATGCTTGCAAAGAGGCTTTCTCATTCATCCTGGTTATTGGAAACCTTAAAATGGTCTCCGGTGACTACACGGTGGAGATTAGTTCTAAATTGATCTCTCATCTAAAGCATACCACACTCCCGGTGAATTATTGGATTGCGCTTGAGAAAACTTCGACATTTGCCTAAGAAATCAATAACCTAGAAAAAGTAACACATATGAATACCAATAAAGAAACACAAGAACAGCAACCACCAGCCGCTCCACAACTCGGTCTCAATGACCTTGCCGCAGTGGTTCAAATGATCGACATCGTCTCCCGCCGTGGAGCTTTCGAAGGTCAGGAACTTGCCACAATCGGTGCACTCCGTGGTCGCTTTGAAGCCTTCGTGAAGGCAAGCACCCCGAAGCCGGCTGATGAGGCAAAGCCAGAAGCTCCGGCTCAAGCTTAATTGTTTTAACTCCGTACGGACTTTTGGTGGGGTAGTCATTAAAGAACCCACCACTTTTTATTATGGACCCCGAGCCAACAAAATCGCAAATACCTATTTTGCTTTCAGCATATCAATGGCATCAGCTTTTGAGAGAACTTGAGCATTCGATGCGAATTGTAAATAGAGACCAGGATATTCTTTACGGTCTTTATGAAAATATCAGTTCTCAATTAAATGGCAATCCTGTGGTTGTACAACGACCTGAAATGCCAACGGAAAAACCAATTGAAAGTGCTTCAGAAGAAATTGACCCAAAGAAACCAAGACGGTACTTCTTGGGTCTTTAAAAGAAAACTATAACACATATTATGAGCAACATTCCTACCTCGGCTGAAGACCGCAAAGCCATCCTCACCGCCTTTGATCAAATTTCCGAAGCTATGTCGGAGATGCAAACACAAAAAGAACAGATTCGTGAGATTCTAAAAGCACTGGAAGACAAATACAAACTTCCGACCAAGACGTTCCGTAAGGTCGCAATGATGTACCACAAACAGAATGTAGTTGAGTTTGAAAGTGAAACATCTGAGATTAAAGAGGTTTACAAGACCATTGTCACTGGTGTATAATAGACCCCTATGTCAAACTCTAATGAATTTTTGTGGGTGGAGAAATACCGACCCCAGAAACTTGATGATTGTATTCTTCCGGAGAGTCTCTTAAAGACCTTCAAGAGCATCGTTGAGTCTGGTGAGATGCAGAACATGCTTCTCACTGGTACCGCTGGTCTTGGTAAGACAACTGTTGCACGCGCAATGTGTAACATGCTCGACCTTGACTACATGATCATTAACGGCTCGGAAGAATCCGGCATTGATGTTCTGCGTACCAAGATTCGTCAATTCGCCTCATCGGTATCTTTACAGTCCAGAGGTCCCAAGGTCATCATTCTGGATGAAGCGGACTACCTGAATCCATCTTCCACGCAGCCCGCGCTCCGTGCCTTCATTGAGGAATTCAGTAACAACTGCCGATTCATTCTCACGTGTAACTTTAAAAACCGTGTCATTGAGCCACTTCATTCCCGTTGTGCCGTAATTGAATTCAATACCTCCAAGAAACAAATGGCATCACTTGCCAATGCTTTTCTGAAACGTCTTGAATTCATCCTCAAGGAAGAAGGTATCCAGTACGAACAGTCGGTTGTTGCCGAACTCATTCTCCGCTTTGCTCCCGACTGGCGCCGAGTGCTGAATGAGTGTCAACGCTATTCGGTCTCTGGTAAAATTGACAAGGGCATTCTTGCAAACCTTTCGGACGCCAACATCACTCTGCTGATCAAAGCTCTCAAGGACAAGGACTTCAAGGCTGGTCGTGCTTGGGTGGTCAACAACATTGACTGTGAACCTTCGGCAATCTTCCGTAAGATTTACGACAATATGACCGAATATGCCAATCCAGACAGCATACCCAACATCGTGGTCATTCTTGCCAATTACCAATACAAAGATGCCTTTGTTGCCGACCATGAGCTAAACCTCGTGGCGTGCATTACCGAACTTATGGCGTGTGCCGAATGGAAGTAATACAATGTCATTCTTTGAATACCTCAATTCCATCAACATGACCAAGACTAATATCATGGTCGACGACATTGCCGAAAAGCAATACGTTCCGTTCATGGTCAACAGAGGTCTTTCATACTTTCCAGACACGGTCGGTTTTGCGAACGAAATGAACCAAAACCACCATCTGGATAAGAGGCTCCAATACGAGTATCTTATAAATATAGTTAGTAGGAAAAAACGATTCAGCAAATGGCTAAAACCAACTGAGTCGGAAGACCTCTTGATTGTTAAAGAACATTATGGATATAGTAATGAAAAGGCTAGATCCGCTTTGACGATTTTGAGTTCCGAACAACTAAACGAACTTAAACAAAAACATTTTAAAGGTGGACGCTCAACAACCAAATCAAAGCCTTGATCCTATCCCGGGTATCGTCGTGGACGAGACTCCTGTGGCGTGGACTCCGGCAATGATGCTTGAGATTACCTTGAATGAACCGGATGATTTCCTTAAGGTTCGTGAGACACTTACTCGTATTGGTGTGGCTTCTCGGAAGTCTTCCAACAAGCTATACCAATCCTGCCATATCCTCCACAAGCAGGGTCGCTATTTCATCGTACATTTCAAAGAGTTGTTTCTCCTTGATGGTAAGCCTTCCAATCTAAATGTAAACGATATTCAGCGTAGAAATACAATTTCCACACTATTATCCGATTGGGGTCTTGTTTCCATTGTGAATTCAGATCAAGCTAAAGATAAAGCTGCACTCAGACAGATTAAGATCATTCCGTATCGCGATAAAGCTAATTGGGAATTGCTTCCAAAGTACAACATCGGCAACACGAAGTAATATAAATAAGTTTGATGGCAATTACGCCATCGACCGGTAATGCCTTTCGGGGGTTGCCGGAGATTACACATAACCTTGCATAACTGGAGGTAAAATAACATGTCAGGAAATACATACACATTCCCACGGTCAGCCTTTGTAGGCTTTGACCATCTCTTCAACGAGCTCAACAGAGTCTCCTTAAGAGAGGATACATACCCACCACACAATATCGTTTTCATTGATGACGATAATTTCTTGGTGGAAATCGCCGTTGCAGGATTCTCTAAGGAGAACCTCGACATTCAGCTAAAGGATTGTATCCTTACTGTTAGCGGCGAAATGGAAGATGACCGCATCTACAACCATAAGGGCATTTCGACCCGTAAGTTCACCAGAACTTTTACGCTGTCGGAATACGTTCAGGTACAGGGTGCAGACCTTAAGAATGGAATCCTTTCGATTCCACTCACCAAGGTTGTTCCAGAATCAGAACGCCCAAAGAAGATCGAGATTGGCGCAACCTTCATCCAGGACTAATTAACTCTTAGTTAGTCCTTACGCGAGTGGTGAC